TGTATTTTAGAGCTTATAATAGTTGTAGTAATGGTTCAACTTCTTCTTATAGTAATATAGTTACAGCTACTTGTGGAGAAGATGTAGGACCACCAACTCGATGGGGAGCTACTTCTATTAGAGTAAACAATAATACATTGTCTTCTTTAAGTATACTTTCTCCAAATTCATCACATACTAGTTATAATAGAAGTATTAATTATGGAGGTTCTACTACTCATTTTGTAGGTACAGATGGTTATAATACTAATAATTCTGAAAATCCTAATGAAAGACTTCCTTTTCAACCTAATATGCAAATAGGATTTAATAGTCGACCTTCTTCTTATACTAATTTAGATGAAAATGAAAACATTAAATACAAAGTAACTATAACTAGTAATAGTAATATAAATGGTGATGTTAATACTAAAGTTACTTCTTTAATATCTCCTGATCTATATCCTTCTCAAAATTATTGGGATGGATATGAAACCGGAACTAATCAGTTTACATTTTCAGATTCTTCAACTTGGGTTCAAGAATACATTAATGGAATATTAATAGGTCGTTTTGAAGATTCATTAAGAATAGATATAAATAAAACATTTTATTCCCCTGACTTTTCAGTTACTTGTTCAATAGATTACTTAACACCTTAATATATGGCTATATCACCCCCAGTTTTAGATCCATCATTACCACAAGATCTAAACGCTGTATTAAGCTTTAAAAATGAGCATATCATTTATGAAAATGAAGTTCGTTGTAAAGTAGGAGAAAATGACTTTAATATGTCTATGAATCCTACAATTTCAACAGATAACTCAGGTTCATTAAGAGATTTTGCTACGGGTTCAATATTTGCTCCTTATGTTACTACAGTAGGATTATATAATAATAGAAGTGAATTATTAGCGGTAGCTAAACTAGCTCAACCAATCCCTCTTTCTTCAACAACAGATACAGTTTTTGTAGTAAAGTATGATATTTAGAACAAAACACAATTATGGTTACAACCCCAACTTGGATTTATAAAGGTAAAGTAATAACCGAAATATCAGATATGCCCGAATCTACATTCGGGTTTATTTATGAGGTAACTCATCTCCCTACAGGTAGAAAATATTTAGGTAAAAAACAGTTAATGTCTGTTACTAATAAAGCTTTAGGTAAAAAAGAATTAGCTTTAATTACTGATAGAAGATTAAGTAAGAAAAAACAAGTCATAAAAGAATCTGACTGGAAAACTTATTACGGATCACAATCAGAAATTAAACAATTGATAAAAGACGGAAACAAAGAAGATTTCAAACGTGAAATACTTTGTTTTGTTCCTACAAAAAAATTATTAACTTACTACGAGACCAAATATCTTTTTGTAAATGAGGTATTAGAAAGAGGCGATCAATATATTAATGATAATGTTCTTGGTAAGTTTTTTCGAAAAGACTTTGATACCACAAAATAGTTTATTACCTTACCACAAAAATCCCCTGTATGAAACGCTACGGTCTATTTCACCAAAACTCAAATGAGCCTATTAATTCAATTAAATCTGTTTCTTTAGATGGAGCAATAGTATTCTTTGCTGCCCAAAAAAGATTAGATTTAGAAAAATTTACTGCTCTATTTGACGTAAGAGAAATATAATAAAAAAATAAGGTTATGGTAAACGGAATATTATTAGGTCTAGTGCAATCGGTACTAGGAAAAGGTAACTCTACCTCAAGGGGAAATTACGCTTTTCACTGTCCTCTATGTAATCATAGAAAACCCAAATTAGAAATTAATCTAGTTCCAACAACCAAGAATGAAAATCCTTGGCATTGTTGGGCTTGTGATGCTAAAGGTAAAACTATAGCTTCCTTATTTAAATCCGTAAAAGCAGACAGAGAAAAATATTCTGAATTAAATTCTATACTAGGCACTACTACAAAAATTGACACATCAGATTTTAATTCTAATGTTGAATTACCTAAGGAATATAAACCATTATATAGTATATCAAAATCAGATATTACTGCGAGACATGCCCTGTCTTATCTTAAAAAACGCGGTATAACACCCACAGATATACTCAAATATCAAATAGGATATTGTGAGGTAGGAAGATACGCTAATAAAATTATTATTCCCAACTATGATGCTAATGGTAAGTTAAATTACTTTATAGCTCGTTCTTTTGAAAAGGACCCTGCTAGAAAATATGATGCAGTATCTGCTGATAAAAATGCTATAATTGGGTTTGAAAATTTAATAAATTGGAATTTACCTATTATACTTTGTGAAGGAGCATTTGATGCTATTGCTATCAAAAGAAATGCTATACCTTTATATGGTAAAACAATGTCAAAACAATTAACCAAAAAACTATTATCTAACGATATAAAAGATATTTATTTAGCCTTAGATAGTGATGCTTTAAAAAGCACACTTAAGATTGCCGGAGATCTACTCCACTCAGGAAAAAAATTACATGTTGTAAAATTAGAAGGTAAAGATCCATCCGATATGGGCTTCGAGCATTTTACACATTTAATACAAAGTTCTCAAGAATTTACATTTTCTGATCTTTTTTCACTCAAATTAGAAGTAAACTAATGAAAAAATCTTACGACAGAATCCTCCAAATTTCAGATGACCACAAACAAATCACATTACCTGATTCAAGGTTTTACAGACGAAATGGAGATTATTATCCTTCAGTAACACACGTTTTATCTTATTACCCAAAAGGAAAACATTTTGAAGACTGGTTGAAAAAAGTAGGTTATGCCTCAGAATACATTGTAAAGAAAGCAGCAGAAGAAGGTACTCAAACACACAATTTGTGTGAAAATTACTTAAATGGAGAAGAATGTTCATTCTTAAACCAATATGGTAATCCTGCATATCCACCTCATGTGTGGCAAATGTTTTTAAACTTTGTTGATTTTTGGGAAACACATAAACCAACTTTAATTGAAACTGAAGTGCATTTATTTTCAGATACTTTAAGAGTAGCAGGAACTTGTGATTTAATTATTGAGTTAAATGGTGAATTATGGGTTTTAGATTTAAAAACTTCTAATCACTTACAAACCACTTATGATTTACAAACAGCTGTTTATAGCCAATGCTATGAAGAATGTTATGGTAAAACTATTCAAAGACGTGGTATTTTATGGTTAAAATCAAAATCAAGAGGTGAAGATAAAACTGGTAAACGTTTAAAAGGTAAAAATTGGGAAGTAGTTGAATCTGATAGATCACAACAAGCTAATTTAGATATTTTTATGAATGTTAAAGCTTTATTTGATTTAGAAAATCCTGCTCCTAAGCCACATATTTTAACATTAAAAACCACAGTTAAAAGGGAAGTGTAAATATTTATATCAATAACATAAAAATGATTAAATTAGCTACTTTATTAAAAGAAATACAGAGTAGTCCAAAAGCTATATTTTTAGCAGGGCCTGCTGGTAGTGGTAAATCCACTTTAACTAAGCAACTATTACCCTCTTTATACCAAGTTATCAATTCAGATGACACTTATGAAGAACTTTTAAAAGCAAGTGGTATAGGTTTAAAACAAAAAGATTTTACTCCTGATCAATTATCTCAAGCAGCTAAATTACAAGCACAAGCTAGAAAAACAACACAAGATACATTAGCACAATCCATCGAAGATAAAAATAACATTATTATCGATGGAACTGGTGCTGCTTCGGGCCCATTATTAAAGAAAAAACAACAACTAGAAGATTTAGGATATGAGACATTCATGTTAATGATTTATGTTTCACCTTTAACTTCACTTGAACGTAATCAACAACGTGATAGAAGTTTAATGCCGGGTATTGTTTTACGTACTTGGAGAGATGTTAATAAAAATGTTGGTGTATATGAGCAGGCATTTGGAGATAATTTTATATTATTGAATAACGATTCTAAAAATGCTACTCAAGAATTTTCTACTAAATTAGTAGAACCTTATTTACAAGCCTCTTCTGCTGTAGGCAAACCTAAAACACCAGAAGAATTAGCTAAATCTAGAGCTGAAAAAGATCAATTAAATAAAGATATCGAATCAATGGTAAAAACCTTACCTGAATTTGATGATTTAAGTTCTGCAAAGTCTAAAATTCAAAATTTTATTTAATGAACATAGGTCAAGAAATCGTACAAGAATTATTAGAGTCATCTACTCCTATAGTAGCTCTATACCCAGGTAAATTCAAACCACCACACCAAGGGCATTTTAATGTTGTACAACAAGCATCCAAAATTGCTGATGAAGTAATAGTAATAATGTCTAATCTTCCTAAAGATGAATTTACCCCAGAACAATCAATGGAAGTTTGGTCTTTGTATAAAGACTTATTACCTTCAAATGTTGAAATAAAAGTTTCAACTAAATCATCTCCTGTAAGTGAAGTATTTGATATTATAAAAGATAAATCAAGAGATTTTATTGTACTTTATGGTAAAGGAGAAAGAAGTAGATATGCTGCTATTGATAAAGATAGAGAAAAATACTC